TAATCTGAAGCCCAGATCGCACTGGCTGTCTTACCCGTACCCTGCTCGTTGAAGCAGAACGCTCGCTTGTTCATGGTAAGAAACGATGACGTGGTTTTCTGGTGCTCAAACGGGGAATACTTACCCGTCCACTTGTACTTCCCTTCAATAGGGGATGGCACCTTGATGTTTAAGTTCTTCAGTACATGCGCCTCGTCGATACCCCACTTAACCACTACTTTGTTATCAGGTAGTTCTTGACTCTTGGGTATGACCGTCGTTACTTTTTTAGGGTTGCGAAGCCGCAAGAGCAACGCCTTGTTATCTAAAATTTTCATAGTGCTCTAAACCTATCCATAGGTATAAATATACATTCTTCCATATCCAACGCGTCTCCTCGGTCATAACGACCTCCTCGCTTGCGTTCAAATCCGCTCATCAGTTTTGTAACAAAAATACCATCCGTAAACTTAACCATCAGTAGTGGTATAGCGTCCATCGATTCAGCTATACGTATAACCGTATCTGCCTTGGCCCCGCTCAACATATAAGTTGGGTATTTATCGCTAGTATTACGCCGACTTTTTATCTCTACTAAGGCTACTACTACGTCGTCATCGTCTAAAATTACGGCATCAAAAGGGTCGAGCGGCCTTGTCAGCATAAAATTACATTTATATTTACTCTGTATGAAATCCATAACTATGGACTCGTTAGCAGTATCTCTTTCAGTTTGGTAAATGGGGCGCACATATCCTCCTAAAGCCCTGCTTCGTCCACAGATAGGGCTAGGTCTGCGATATCGGTATGAACTACCTCTGGACTAACCTGATTTTTGCACCCTATAACTGGAGGATACAGGGCACGTTTTTTAAAGACGCATCAGGCTCAACGTCTGGTAGACTTCTTCTGCCTCGCAACAGGTGGTTTCTTTAAGTTACGGCTACGGTTAGCACTAGCACTCTCCACCTTCACGCCGTCCTTGTTGCTGCCACCCCGTGCCAGTGGTTTGTTATGGCTAACATCCTTGCCTTCTCGCTTGTCTGCTTTGCCATTGTTGTTTGCGTCTTTACCCTTCTTATCCATTTCACGTCTAGCTTTCTGCCGCTCCATACGTGCCTTAAACTCTGGACTATCTACAGGGTTGTTTACTTGTTTCTTTCGGTCTGCTTTATTTCTGTAAGGCATCTAACTTCTCCCGTTATGTGGACATTCCAACACCACGCAATGCGCTCTGCATAACCCGCTAGGGCTAGTGTTCCAAATATCTTTATCGAACGCGGTCTCCATACTCATGTAGTCCCGCAACCATTTTTCCCACAGCGGCCCTTGGTCGTGCGCCTCGTAGGTATCTTTTATTAGGTCATTGGAGACCACAAACAGCAGCCCTCCTCGTACCTTCTTTATGTCTGGGAAGTGCTTGAACATAGCCATCGCCATCAGTTCAAGCTGCCCCTTGTCAGCATAGCGTGCGTTTCGGCCCGTCTTGTAGTCTATTACCCAAGCAGTTTCGGCTTCCTCATCAAGGATAATCAAGTCGGCTGCCCCACGGAACCACACGTCATCAGCAAAGAAGTCGCAGGGTTCTAGGTTCTCAGTCAACCCCATCTTGTATTCGCATAACTTCTTACCACGTTTAGCGTTTAAAGCATCTAGCGCACCCTTAGCGTAATCAAACTGAGGTGGTAGTGGTACGTTATCACGTACGTATTCTTCGGCTGCTTCATGAAACGCAGTGCCGTAGTACATCGCTTCGGTCTCAGGCTCCGAGTAATCCTTAGCAATCTTTAAGTGGTAAAACTTCTTAGGGCATTGCTCGAACGCCTTTATCTTACTGAACGACCAAGGTGCAATGCTCATTCGCCCCCCTCGGCAACGTAGTCGTACGCGTCTTGTAGTGCGTCCATAAGATACGGTATCTCTTCAACGCTGAATGTCACCGTATCCAACCGACCACCTTCCATCTGATTAATCATAATAACCAACTCAGGATCATCCCCTAACGAGGCAACCCCAACGGAGCTGACGACCATCTCGCGGTCATCTTCTCGCATCGCAGGCTTAGATTTGTAGTGTATGTGTAACTTGTTCCTGTTAGCGTGCTTAGTTCTGTGTTCTTCGAAGTCTAGTATCTCAGTCACTCGCAATCTCCATAAGACTTACCTATACCGGACTCACAGTTAACGGGCATCCCTGCTGCCCAATGAGGTGTCCAGCGCATACAACTCTCGATATACTCTTGCGCTTCTACTACTTCTTCTTCGGGAACGCAGCAAACAACGGAGTCGTGAACCGTCAGGACAACCCGATATCGTTTAGCAATTTTTAGCATCTGCTCTCCGATTATGCAACGCGCAACTGCTTGGCAGACGTTCTCTATCACCTTGCCACCATAGATCCGGTTTCGGCCTCGTCTAACTTTATAGGTGTACTCTACACCCCGTTCACCTTGCTCACCGGCCAACTCGTCGTACCGCATGAATAATCCAGACGGTAGCATGATAGCTTTCTTGGTCGCGTCAACTGCAACAACCCCGTCAAGCCCAAACTGAACGCTGTCACCGCGTGCCATATTCTCTAGCATGTAGCCAGCGTCACGCCATAAAGTCGTTATCTTAAAGTTCGCTTCACGGTACACCGAGATAACCCTGCGAGCTTCATCTAGATCCATATCGAACCCGAAAGACTGCAACTGTTCTTTAAACCGCACCGCTCCCATGCCATAACCGGCACCAAGTATAGTGGTCTTACCTACGAACCGCTGGTCTTTAGTGACATCTTCTTCTCTGTTGACGCCATATATTGACATCGCCATCTTCTTATAAACATCGTCACCAACACGGAACGCTTCTGTTAAGTCACCCTGCCCTGCCAACCATGCCAACACTCGGGCCTCGATCTGACTTGAATCGCAGTCAATTAGCACGTAGCCATCAGGGGCAATCATACTCTTCTTGAGTTTTTTACCGTTCGGCCCACGGCTGGGTAAGTTCTGCAAGTTAATCTTGTCGGCCCCGCCCCAACGTCCAGTGTGTGCTGCATAATACCTTACCGGTACAGGTAACAACCCACGCTTCGATATGTCGATGAACCGTTGCGTCCGTGTCTCTTCAAGGGTGCTCTTGTTGCCGAGCCGAGCGTTGACCAAGGCTTGCACCCGTACGTCTTCGTGCTCCAACAAGGCTTTGAACGCTTCATCAGACTTGGCGAAAGCGTACGTTTCTTTACCCGTAGTCGGGCTGGTCTTCATGGGTGGTATGACCCCTACCCCCCTAAGCAATTCGGCAAACTTGGGGTTGCTCATCAGGTCTTTTTTGTCTACACCGGCATCTAATAACAACTTATCTTTAATGTCTTTAGTGTCTTCTAGGTGCTGCTCTAGTAAACCAAGATCAAGATCCAGCATAGGCTCAATGAACATACGTAGTGTCAAATCTATGACACGTAATTCTTGTCTAGGAAACTTCTTACCCATAATCCCGAAGAGTTTATATGTTAACTCTACATCGTTGATGCAGTAGTCGCCGTACTTATCCAGCTCTTCGTCGGTAAAGTCTACCCGCCGCTTGCCTTTGGCATCTAAAACTTCGGTACCTTTAACGCCGATCTGATATCGTTCGGCCAACGCCTTGAGACTACCCCCAACTTCCACCCCGTGTACAGCACGGCCAATGCACAGAGTGTCAGCCCACACCCGAGGATGAATATCGAATAACCAAGAAAGTATAGCGCCATCAAACATTGTGTTGTGAGCCAAGACCATAGAGTCTTCCCACGCGAAACCACTGAAGTAATTTTTAAGCTGCTCATGTGTCCCACTCGCCCATTCAGTACGCCCATTGTTCACCTTAACGGACACACCGATCACCTCAAAACGAGGATCACGAACGTACGCTTCGGTAGTCATTTTGCTTAACGAGAAGTCCTGAGAGTAGAACGTCTCAAAATCTATTGTAATAAGATCCATATCATATCCGGTAACAAGTTTATAAGTGGGGGCTTCGCACCCCCTCGGTGTCAGTTATACTTGCATTTTGAGTCTGCTTTAACACACTGGAAAGGTCGGACTATTTTTATTTGTTTGCTATCTCACCACCACAGGCGAAATACCCTGCACCATCCACCCAGTTATCAACATGCTGGGGGTTCTGCTTGATCCTAGCTACCTTTAACAGCGCCATCATTACTGCAACATCAGTAGCAGTTAACGTAACACCGGTATGCAATGACCAGTACCCAGCGATCCGCGAGAAGTTATCCTCTGCATCACCGTGGTCTGCTTGTCTATCCCTCGTGATGTACGATCTGGCGGTACTAAGAATGCTGCTTCGGGTCACTACCTCGACCGGGGCCGGGGGTAGGTCGTTAGTTTCTAGATAACTTGTTTCTACCTCTGCACTTAATCCGGTAGCAGGTACCGATACCGACGTTGCCTGAGCTGTCGATTCCCTACGTTCCTGTGCTGCTTTGAGTTCCGCGTATATCCCTTCCACATGGCGATAACTACACCCTACTTTTTTAGCTACTTGGGTCAGGTCGTATATATCACCGTCAAACCAAGGGTCGAGCAATAACGATTTTATCCATTCGTCCTGTCTGTGTATCTCGGCTCTACTACGGACCTGCTTACGTAACTTATGCACATAGCTACTCACGCACCCAGCTTCTCTGGCTACAGATGCGTCACTACGGTCTCGGTCAGTTTCCAACAACTTCAATACTT